GATGATAGATCGGACTCTTATTTAGATTCCATAACAATAGACCGTATTAAAAAAATAAGAACTGAAGTTGATAAAAACAGGATACCGTATCCTTGGGATATTGAAGCACCCGAATACATACCACCGCCAAAAACGGAAGAAAATAAACAATATGAAAAAAAAGTTTACACTGTACCACTAAATGCACTTTCAAGGAAACGTAGAGGTACTGTAAAATTAGGAACTACGTATATCATAACATCAGCGGATGGTGGTAGACAAGAAGCTCCACAAAATGTAGATAATTCAAATTATAGAACTGCTGGAAATTTTATACAAAAAACACCATCGGGTATAGTTACAACACAAGGTCATGTAAATGGTTGGAAATATAAAGTTTTACCAGGCACTGAAAATATAAAAAATATAGATATACGATTAAAAAAAATACAATCAAGAACAATACCAGGTCACAGGAATGGTTACATACCAAACTCATTTTTAGCACCTATACAAACAACAAATAAGTCAATTAGTGGAAAAGTATATTTACATTATGAAGCAGCTGGAGCATATCAAAAAATGTTTGAAGCTGCAAAGAAGGACGGTGTGGGTATCTACATATCAGGTCCATTATCGGCATATAGGGACTATGCTGGTCAAGTAAAAGTTCGTAAATTATATGGATCAAGTAAAACAGCTACACCTGGCACATCTAATCACGGTTGGGCAAAGGCTATAGATGTTTCAGGAGATAACGTACAAAAATGGATAAATTTAAACGGAGATAGATTTGGATTCTATTGGGGCGATGCACGGAATGAAGATTGGCATTTTGTTTACGTTTGGTGATAAAAATATAAAAAATCATATTTATTAGTATTACACAATATAAAGGCAAGTATTATGGATTCTAAAAAGTTTTTTGGTAAGATACGAGAAATAATTCGTGAAGAAATTGATTATGCTTTAGAAAAAAAATTAATGAAACCCGAAGTTAAAACAAAGGCCATTTCAGAGTCAAAATCAAGAGAAGCTGATTTAATTAATAATGCTAAAAAAATAGTTAATGTTGACTCAAAGCCTAAAAAACCAATTAGTAACTATTCAAGTATAAATGAATTATTAGAAGAAACTAAACGTTCATTAAACGAATCTTATTTTCACGATGATGAAGACGGTATGTATTTTACAAGTGATTCTGTAAACTCATCGTTTGGACATCAAGCAGCAATTCCAAATGGAGTATCACCAGACGCAGTTCCAAGTGAAGTAATGAGTGCTTTAACAAGAAACTACTCGGATTTAATGAAAAAAATAGACGAAAAGAAAGGGAGATGATAATTGATAAAAAATAGGCGTAAAATATATTCAACGATAACTGATCCTTTTCAAAGTACAAAGGATATTAAGCCTATAGGTGTAACACTACCATTTAATAATCCAAATGGTATTTTTAATGTTAGTTATACCAATGCTGATCAGGTTTTATCTAATTTGAGAAATTTACTCCTAACTCATAAAGGTGAAAGAATAATGCAGCCAGATTTTGGAACAGATTTGCATTATTATTTATTTGAACAGATAACAGACGAACTAACTTTTAAAGAGGCCTTATTGGGAGAAATAAGATCTGCTTTAACTACATGGATGCCATATGTAACTATAAATGAAGTTGATATGAAAATAAATGTACAAGATGATGGTAGGGTATCCGAACCCAATCATGCTGTTGCTATAAGTTTGACACTTTTTATAACCGGAACGAACATATATTTACCAGTGCGCATATTTATATCTGATTCTGGAACCTTAACAGTAATGTAGAGAAGCATAAATGGCAGACCTAATTAAAAAAGATATACGTTATTTGGGAAAAGACTTTAATTCTATTAAAGCAAATTTAATAGATTTTAGTAAAACATATTTTCCAAATACTTACCAAGATTTCAATGAAGCATCACCCGGTATGATGTTTTTGGAAATGGCAGCCTATGTAGGTGACGTTCTATCGTACTATACAGACGTTACATTACAAGAATCTATGATAACCCATGCTATAGAACGTCAGAACGTTTTAAATATAGCACAATCTATGGGTTATAAACCGAAAAATAGAGTTGCGGCTGTGGTTAAGTTAGATGTATTTCAAATAGTACCGTCAATACAAGATGAGAATGGTACACTAATTCCCGATTGGAATTATGCATTAGCGATTGAAGAAGGAATGATTGTTGCATCCGATATAAATGCAGCTACAGTTAGATTCAGAACAGTAGATTATTTGGATTTTAAATATAGTAGTAGTATGGATCCAACAGAAGTAACACCGTTTGAAGTTAATGACGCAAACGGAACTGTTGATTTTTGGTTATTGAAGAAATCCGTAAATGCTATATCAGGTGTAATCAACACCAGAACATTTACATTCCAAAGTCCCGAGCCATATACAAAAATTATATTAAACGAACCAAACTTAATAGAAATAATAGATGCTACCGATTCAGATGGTAATACGTGGTATCATGTACCATTTTTAGCACAAGATACAATATTTGAACCCGTACCAAATATACCAAGAAATGATAAGTTCTTGACAAAAGATAGAGACCAAGCTCCATATCTGTTAAAATTAAGACGTGTTCCCAGACGATTCACAACAAGACAAACGGCAGAGGATGTGTTTGAGATACAATTCGGTTCGGGTGTTTCAAATTTAGACGATGAAATATTAATACCAAATCCAGATTTAATAAGTGGTGGGTTGAATAATATTGGTAATAACATATCTAATGAATTGAATCCTGCAAACTTTTTGTATACAAAAACATATGGATTGGCTCCTAGCAATACAACATTGACATTTAGATACACAGTAGGTGGTGGTCCTCAAGACAATGTACCAAGCGATACTATCACCCGTTTATTGAGTAGAACAATATTAGCAGATGAGACTGGATTAGATTCAACTTTATTATCTCAAGTAATTAATAGTTTAGCGGTTACAAATCCAAACCCATCAACTGGCGGTAAAATTGGTGAGGAAATAGAAGAAATTCGTCAAAACGCTTTAGCACATTTTGCTTCACAGAACAGAGCAGTTACTAAAGAAGATTACATATTACGTGCATATAGTCTACCAGCAAAATATGGTTCTATTGCTAAAGCTTATGTAACCAAAGATATTGACATAAAATATAATGCTTCAAACAATAACGAAGTCATACCAAATCAGTTAGGTATCAGTTTTTATTTATTAGGATATAATTCAAATGGTAATTTAATACCAATAAATGAAACAACTAAAGAGAACTTAAAGACCTACTTAGATCAGTATAGGATAATGACCGATGGTATTTCAATTAAAGATGCTTATGTAATAAACATAGGTATAGAATTTGAAATAGTAACATTACCAAATCAAAATGGAAATCAAGTAGTTCTTCGTTGTATAAATAAATTGAAGGATTATTTTGACGTTAAAAAATGGCAAATAAATCAACCGATAGTAATGAGTAATATTTATACGGAGTTGGATAGGGTGGAAGGTGTTCAAACGGTAGTAAATGTTAAAATAATAAATAAACACAATGAAAGTATGGGATATTCAAAACATGTATATGACATACAAAACGCTACCAAAGACGGTATAATATTCCCATCATTAGATCCATCAATATTTGAAATTAGGTTTCCAGACAATGATATATTTGGAAAATCGAGGTCATTCTAATGATATACACAATATACGCAAATAGAGACGCTACAATTTATGAAAAAACGGAATCGTTAAATTCTGGAATAGATGCCGTATTAGAACTGTCACATGAGGCTTTTGGTAGAAATCCTGTGATATACAACAGTAGAGTTTTAATGCAATTTAATTTAATTCAATTGAAAGAATATTTGGTAAATGGAAAAATACCATACTCTGCAAAATATTTTTTGGAATTGAAGACGGTTGATGTACAAGAGATACCACAGGAATATACAATAAATGCTTATCCAGTCAGCGAATCATGGACTAACGGTACGGGAAATAAAGCAAATAGACCAACAACAACTGATGGTGTATCTTGGAAATATAGGTCATCAAAAAATATTGGAGTTGAATGGAATGTAACTCAAAGTATAAATCCC